CCTCAATCTCTCATTGGTCTCAGAACAACGAGTTTCCGCTTCTTCAGCGGCAGCGATCGCGACACCCTTCAGATCAATGCCGGTATTTAAACCAACACATTTCGAAAGGAATCGAGTAGCAGCGTACGCAGTCCGAAAGGATTCCGGATCGTTGTAGTGCATAGGATCAATCGCCAGCTCAACCAACTCCCGGTGAGACCCGGAGCTGTAGAGCAACCAGACTGTCAAAGCCCGTGGAGAGTCCAGGGCTGAGAGGTAGTCAAATATGAGATGATCGCCATCTTTCTTACTGACTCGCGTCAGAATAGTAGATGGAGAGGGAGCCTTCCCAGGCTTCCCCTTCTTGGTCGATCGACTATTCTTGCGAACTTCCGTCCGCTTGAATAGCTCCTCTGTTGACTTCGAGGCCCACGAGGGGGCCTCTATTGGGCTGTGGAGCACAGGTCTTCTCCTTGATAAGATCAAGGACAGGAATGCCGACCGTAAGGACGGCAAACGCTGTCACTAAGCTAAAGAATGCAACGGTCGCAAGACCGCTGCGGCTATCCTGGTTTATCACCAGGCGGCCTCCCGCTTAATGATTGCATTGCTGAAGTACGCATGGTTCGTGAAGTTCTTCACGTACGCAACGATGTTCTTCAGCTCCTGGTCAGACGCGCGCTCGTGAGCCCACACCTCTACTACGGCAATTGTGCCGTAGGCTCGGGTCGGAGGAGGAACAAAGGAACCGCCAGACGAGGCCGATTCCAAAGTCGGAACGTCGATGACGTACCTAAACTTTTCCATTCCGTTCCCATTGACGGGCGTGTGATGCTCATTCAACGTGACATACCCAACGGCCGAGGCCGCGGACTGGTCACGCCAAAGAGCTACAGCCTTCCGGTCGCTACCCACCATCGTCCCTTTCGGGTCGAAGTTGTGGGCCACGGGGGTGGTTGCACCATCATTAATGGTGATGATTGCTTGTGCGCTCATAGTGAGTACACCTTTCTTGGTCTAAAGAGAGCTTAGAGCTCGTTACCCAATGACGAAATGTCAAAGGGAGGTCGGGTCACCCCGATCTATCGTCCTAACCGGCTAACTTGCTGGTTAAGTAGGGAGATGCTCGTGAACATCCTCCTAAGAGACGAAGTAATGCCATTTACGTGAAACCCTTTCAGGTCTAACGTGGGGGCACTACCCATCGCTTCTCGACTTACGATCAAGG